CTAATATCGCGACCCCCGATCTTTATCACGTGCCACAATGTGACACAAGGTTGACCATCCCAATATAATAGTTGACAATATTAAATATTATTATTAAATTTAGAATATGAGCAAGAAAAAACCCGACCCCATCACCCAGTCAGCATTCGCAAAACAAATAAACCGCACCCGAGCATCCATCAGCAAGGCGATAAAAGTCGGAGTACTCCCCACCATTAAAGTCAACGGAAAAATCATGATTAATCCGGTCAATCGTGTTGTCAAAGAATACGCCAAAAATGCAATGTCGGTCAAAGTTTCAGACAACAAAACCACCAAAAACAATAACCCCGGCAAAGTTTCAGAACCGAGTTCCCACATTTTAGGACTCAAGGGCGGTCGTAAATACACCGGCGCACTCCGAACAGCAATATTAAAACGCGATGGAAATAAATGCGTACTATGCGGAAAAACACCTGCCGACGATATCCGATTAGAAGTAGATCATATCATAGAGTTTGAGGATGGCGGCGAAACCACTTATGAGAACGGTCAAACCGTTTGCGCAGAATGTAACAAGGGAAAATCATTATTAAAGCACATTTCCGACAAAGACGAGTTAATTTCACTCACAGAATTCGGTCGCCGGGTCGGCGCTCATAGAAATAAAATCGCCGAGGCTATTAAATCAGGAATTATCAAAAGTCATAAAATCAATGGAAAAATAAATTATACCAGAGAGATCATCAAATGGTACGACCATAAAAAAAAACAACCAAAGCCACCCGACATAGTTGATGAAAAGGACATCCCCGACTATATAAAAGAAATGGTAGACTCCGGCGATCTATCATTTAAGCAATTTATTAGCCTATCAAAATCCGAAGCTGATAAAATCAAAATATATGAGCAGCTTAAACAGATCCGGCAGGATAGATTACAGAAACGCAAGGAGCTAATTGATATAAAATTTATAAAGTTGATTTTCGGAAAAGTTTATGATATTGATACTAACGAATTTATGGCAATCAAAACCAGACTAAAACCAAACCTCTCAAAAATATTTAAAACAAACGATGACGCGGTTTTGCTGGAGGCCGAAAAAGCTATTGATGAGGAGTTATGGGAAACGCTCTCCCGGATAAAATTTGAGTTCGATAAATTTTTAGAGAAATTAAAAAAATGAATATTGAAACATCAGATATTGAATCAATTCAAAATATATGGGACATGAAACCAAGCCAACCGCCGCCACGGTTTATATCTGAATATATAGAAAATAATCGAATACTCCCGAACAACACACCGATCCCCGGCCCGTGGAGAAATTGGCGCACTCAATACGGAGTTGAGATCATGGACTGCCTGAGTCCCTGGAACCCGACGCAGCACATCGATGTCATGTCCGCCGCCCAGGTTGTAAAAACGTCCCTCATGGAAAATACAATAGGATACTACATTAAAAACCCGGCACCGATTCTCTTCATGTCCGGCACCGATGCGCTATTAAAAAAATGGGCGACAAAACGACTGGAACCCCTGATCGACAGCCTCGGCCTCCGTAAAAACTTTATTGCACCCGTTGAAAATGAAAAGTCCCGTCGGACTGGGGATACAACTTTTCAGAAATTATTTAACGGCGGATTCCTTGAAATGGCATCCGCTCAGTCGCCTTCCAGTATGAGGTCAGACTCAATCCGTATTTTGTGCATTGATGAGCCAGATTCGGCCCCGGCACTACTCAGCACAGGAGAGGGTTATTTTGATGATGTCGCCGAAGCCAGGACATCCGGATGGGGAAACCGCCGGAAAATACTATGCTGCTCAACCCCAACCGAATATCAAAAAAGTATAATTTATAGGCGTTTCATGCTCGGCGATCAATGTGAATATCTAGTCCCCTGCCCGATATGCGGAAAACATCAATTATTGGAACGTGGGGATCCAAAAGGCAGCCACGGCCTCCGCGCCGAAACTACAGCTGGGGACATTGATTATATATATTATATCTGTGACCATTGCCACGACGCTATTTTTGAGCATCAAAAAAACGATATGGTCAGGGGCGGCAAATGGGATCCCCGCGCCAAACCGGAACGCCTGCGCCGATCATTCCATCTGAACTCGCTATTATCGCCAATTGGAATGTACGGTTGGATCGATTATTGGACTGACTATATAAAATCACAACGAACCCCTGACGGCCCCAGGTCATTCATAAACCTCCGCGATGGCCTCCCCTTCGTAGATGCCGGATCCCGCCCGAAACTTGAAAAGGTTATGGAAAATCGTGGGAAATACCGAGCCGGAACCGTACAGGATGGAGTATTATATTTGACAATGGGCGTTGACGTACAGGCAGGTAGCAAAACCGATCCCGATAACCCGGCCCGCCTGGAACTTGAAATTCTGGGAATTGGCGCAGGTTATCGGACTTGGAGCGTTGATTACAGGGTTATTGTTGGCCCGACCGATGATCCATATTCCGGCGCATGGGAGGAGCTGCACCAATGGGCGATTAAATCAGAATTAATATTTACCCGAAAAATTGACGGATTTAAATTTCCGATCAGCCTGGTCCTTATAGATTCCGGTAATGATACCGATGTAGTTTACGGATTTTCCCAGCGCTGGGAAAATACTTTCCCGAGTAAAGGATTCCGCAGTATTCAACGCCGCAAAAAAGAGGAACCGGATGCGCTCACGGATTCCAGTTTTAAAAGATACAGAATGGCAAAAATGAGCCAGGATATACATTTATATGAGATTTCGACAGTCTATTATAAAAACCACGTTTACAACAGTCTGAAAATCGAACGCCTCCCCGTCGACCCGCAAAAACCAGGATTCTGTGACTTTCCAGTTGATTACAACGAACATTATTTTGATATGCTTACAGCCGAGGAGAAAATGAGTGATGGCAGTTTTGATAGCAAAGGCCGCCGAAATGAAGCCCTTGACTGTCGGGTTTATGCGTTATGTGCCGCCGACGTATTTCTTGATTCCGAGATGCTGAACTATCGCGCATACGCAAAAGAGCACGGAGCCAGTCAATCTCAGATTATGAAAATCACACATCGAACGGTTATTGAGGCAATGATGAGACAAACGCAGGTTAGGAAAAAGAAATGAGAAAGCCCCGTCTACGGGGCCGTGATGATAAATAAATTTAATATCCCATTAAATCATTTTCCCGCTTCCATAACTCAAGCTTTCCGGCCAGAACGTATAGTTTGTTGTCGCTACCAATCACCGACATATCCCCTGTACGGTATGCCACAAAACGATTATCATGTTTCTCAATCAATACACCGTATTTTTTTTCAACTGTTTCTATTTTCATTTTTAGCCTCCTTTTATTTTATAATTGTTGTTTCTTCCCATTCTTTGTAATTTTTATGTGCTTTCCAGTATTCTATTGCGTCCGGAACATAACCTTCTGCCCCTTCGTTATGCAGATTGTTATATTCTCTTACTAATTGGTTTATATTTGTTTTTTCCTTTTTAATTTCTGCGGAGTTAACAATGCCCTTTCCAGCGTTTTTTGTAGATTCCTTTATTTTATTAAAAATTGATTGATTCATGTGACCAAATTTTTCAGTTACATTTAATATTTCTGTTTCTCCGTTTGGTCTTGTTATGTTTAATGTTATTTTCATTTTGTCTCTCCTTTTCCCTTTCTCTTATATATAATATAGCTATAATATCTAATATTGTCAAGTATTTTTTTGTATTTATTCCAAAATAATCAAAAAAAATTTTATAACAAATGTTTAGTAAAAATGTTGACATGCGACATAATATATTATATATTTGACTTATGGGATATATATCTACTCGCAAGGCCAGATTACAAACTCAACTTGCATCAGTACAGGCACAGATCGCGGCAATCAATACCGCTATTTTAGAGTCGTCCGGGAGCGGGATCCAGTCCTACGCATTCGATTCCGGTGAGGGATCCCAGCGCACAACCCGTCGCAGTCTTCTTGATATGCAAAATAGCCTTGACCGCCTTTATGCCACCGAGTCGCACCTCATCAATGAACTTTACGGCATGGGACTCGTGTCTCTGCGGCTCCGGAGAAAATCATGACATTTAATACAATTAAAGAAAAAATAAAATCAATTTTCCAACGCACCCCTGAAATATTTAAAAAATCAGTCGGCGGCATACGCGCCAGACTTAATAGTTCCGGCTATGGATCAGGCAGTAAATTTCCATCCGGTATGAGCAGGACATCAAGCTCGGTAAATATTCACGATCATTATAAAATACGTCAGGCCGCCCGCGATATGATGTACGACAGTATGGAGGCCCGAGCGCTGGTAGAGTCTCAGGTTGATATTATAGTCGATTCCGGATTAAAACCAAAATCAACGCCAATAGCGTCAATTTTAGGCATCACCCCCGAGGAAGCCGAAAAATGGGCCGACGAGGTAGATGAGATATTTGACCTCTGGGCAAAATCAAAAAACAGTAACCGCGCCCGAATAAATAACCACTATCAGGATCAGCGCCTATACCAATTATTCCAGCAGCGCGACAACGATATTTTTGTACGCCTATATTACGGACGCGACAAAGACCAAATCAATCCCGTACAAACAGAATTCATTGACCCAAATCAGATTAACGGTTTTGGATATACAAATAGTTTTTCAAACCTGATCAGCGATGACGGAATCATCAGAGATAAAAACGGCAGGGAGATCGGATATAAAGTCTGGAATTATGATCCCGCCAACGGGAAATACACATCACAAACCATTCCAGCCCGTGGCGAGAAATCAGGCCGTATAATGATGACCCACGGCTATAATCCGGAATATGCGGGCCAGGGACGCGGATTTTCAAAAATGGCCCATATCCTGCAGGAACTTGAGAGCCTCACCGATTATAAAACG